CCTTGCTCACCTATCCGCAATGTGGAGACCTCGACCCTTTTGCAGTGGTCAATCACTTTGCGGAACTTGGAGCTGAATGCATCATCGGCCGAGAGAATCACGCAGATGGAGGAATTCATCTACATGTTTTTGTCAACTTCGGAAGAAGATATCGGACCAGGAACATACGTGCATTCGATGTTGAAGGACGCCACCCAAACATATCGCCTTCTCGTGGCACACCAGAGAACGGCTTTGACTATGCAATCAAAGATGGCGACGTTGTGGCAGGGGGACTCGAAAGACCAGATGGAGGCAGAGTGGATGCAACTAGTGGGGTGTGGGATGAAATCGTCAATGCAAAGGATGAGCCAGAGTTTTGGGCGCTATGTGAATCACTGGCTCCACGTGCACTGGTTACATCTTTTACCCAACTCCGCGCGTACGCTGCTTGGAAATTCCCACCAATCAGAGAACCCTATGAGACTCCAGAGGGAGTTATCATCGACACGACTTGGGTGGTTGAACTCGATAACTGGGTACGAGACAATCTTGGCAGAGGTGAAACTGGAGGTAAGTTATCATGCACGTCGCAGCGGCTGCAGTCGGCGGCTACGCGCGCCTCCATGCTCGGCAGGGGCCTCGCGCAGCGCCTCGCTCGAGTGCGCCTGGAAAGCAACTGAAGGCTGACTTCGATATACAGAACGAAGAAAATCCCTGGTCGTGTACGGACCTTCCCGAATGGGAAAGACTATATGGGCCCGTAGTCTGGGACGACACGCCTACTTCGGAGGCCTCTTCAGTTTGGACGAGGACCTTGATGGGGTCGAGTACGCCATCTTCGACGACTTCGGAGGAATAAAGTTCCTCCCTAGTTACAAATTCTGGTTAGGTCACCAGAAACAGTTTTACGTCACGGATAAGTACAAGGGAAAAAAGTTGGTACACTGGGCTCGACCCTCAATTTGGCTATCTAACTCCGACCCACGTGAAGAGCTTGGTGTAGACACAGAATGGCTTAATGCCAACTGCGACTTCGTGTACCTAGATAGCCCCATAGTCATGACTTAGCGTTCATGCCAATAAAACGCCCCTTCAGGAGCAAATGTATACTCCGTCAACGGAGTTTGACCGTTACTGTTCGTGATACCGATAATGTCCATGACATACATATCACCGATCCCACGTAAACCGGCCGTAGAAAAGGCCCGATCACCAACAACATCGCTCTCCATATCATCCTCGTAGGATATGGTTCGGCGAATAGGGTACCATAGTTTGAAACACCGGGATGCCCCTGCATCATTTCCGGGCCGAATAGTCCGCACGCGGTCAGACTTAACCGTAATGCGCCTCGTATCCAGAGGGGCTGTGAATTGGTCGGCCCAATCAACATCTGCCTGGCCCCTGAACACATACTTCTGCAATTCCGTCTGAGCGTTAGTGACCCCCTCAAAAGGGCCGATAACGCGTCGGCATCCACCTTCGGTGGTCTGATCAAACAACTGGTTGGGGATGTTGCCTGCGTCACTGGAATCCAAAAAACGCCGGAGGTCATCCCCCTTCAGCATAAAAACGATCCGTCTCCACATGAGGGTGGATCCCCCCCTCACATCAATTCGGACCTTCTCCTTATAGCCGACAGCAAAGATGTCCGAAGAATTCCGGACAGCGGGGTTGGTGACAGGGGTACGCGTAGTCCTAGCATTAGGGACAAACACGCAAAGAAGGGGGGTAGCCGAGGTGTAAGGACCGTTCGTGACAGCGGAATCCTCTGCCACAACAACGGGCATCATGTTGTCGCATTTCTTCCGGGACGTAATGTTGAGCACCTTGCGGGCACTCATTGTCCTTCGGCGGAAGGTCCTGCGTCTTCGAGTTGTTCGCTTAATCTTGCGACGAGACCTGTAAGAGCGTCCACCGCGTCGGAAAGATTTTCGATAGCCCCCAACAGATCGACGGGCGAGTGACATTCTGGGCACACCTCTTGAGTGGAAGGTGGGGAAGGAGGAGAGTGGCACACTTTGCAACATAAGTGGCGCAGGTGATCGGCGTAGTCCTTGCAGGATGAGTCACAAGCGCAGGAATGGTCGTGGCAAAAATAAGGATCCATCTTTGCATGAAGAGAGAAAAAGATGGCTGGGAATACCGAGGGGTATTTATAGTTGGACATGACCCGGGTCTGGGTCAGTCTGGGCATATAACATTAAATGCCCAGACTCTGACCCAGGAGAAAAAAATGTGCAACGATCAACAATGTCTACTTTTCGATTCCAATCACAGTACGCCTTGCTCACCTATCCGCAATGTGGAGACCTCGACCCTTTTGCAGTGGTCAATCACTTTGCGGAACTTGGAGCTGAATGCATCATCGGCCGAGAGAATCACGCAGATGGAGGAATTCATCT